ATCCGTTCGCCCCAGGACGTTCGCCCAGACGCTCCGCACCGCCGAGCCGTAGCGACGGTCAAGCGGCGACAGGGTCATTGGCGCCTCGTCCGATCACGGTTCGCTGATCGCGCGCGTTGCGCTTGGCGTCCAGAGACGTGGGCTGCGGGGCCGCAGCGTCCGCAGCAGCCTGCGCGTTGATGGCGTCCGCCGCGCGGTCGATCTCCATGCGGGCGATCTGCGTCGGCGTGTAGCCCATGTCTTCCATGCGCTGACGCCACGGAACGCCGGCCGCTTCCTTTTTCACGGCAGCGTCCGCAAGCTCGCTGATGGACCGCGACTCTGGGTCGCGCCAGAGCGTCTCAGCGTTGTACGCCGTCGCGCGGGCTTCGTCGCCCAGGACGCGGAAAGCGAGTCGCATGGTCTGTTCCCAGGACTCGCCGAAAGTGCGCTGCCGGTCCCTCACCTTCGATACGAGCCCGGTCTCCGCGGCCTTGAGAGCGTCGCCAGAGACGTTGACTACGGCGCCGATCAGGTAGTGGGGAGGCGTGCGGCTGATGGCCGCGAGATCCTGCACCGCGGACTCGACAGCGCGCACGTACGGAGCAAGATCCGTCGCGGCGAACTCGCCGAACTTGGTTTCGGGGTCCTCGCTCGTCCACAGGCTTTTGATGTCGAGCTTGTACGGGGTCAGCTTTTTCCCCGTTATGGGGTCCTCGTCGACCTCCAGGCCGCTCGCGTAGCGCTGCCGGAACGCGCCGTACTTCATCGCCGCAAGCAGGTTGATCAGCGAGAGCGTGATCCGGTTCTGAATCGTCAGAACGTCCTCATGCTCCGCGAAGCCCATCAGCCGCCGGTTACGACGGTTGATGAACGGGATGAGCGGAACGTCGCGGAGATCGTTGTTCCGGCTGCCGCTCGTCGAGCTGGGAAGCGCGAAGGCATCCCAGCCGCGTAGCGATGCGGAGTTGCCAGCGAAGACGGGCGCCTGTGACTTCGTCACGAAGTCGTAGATCTTCTCTGGCGTCCACAGCGTCGCGCGCGTGCTGCCAGTCCAATCGTCGCGCCACATCTTCAGGCCCGCCGCGAGCTTCCGTCGGCTGCCCTGCATGTGCTCAACAGCCACCTGACGCGGCGTCTCGTGCGTGATGACGGGCCGCCCGTCGTCGCCCCGCTCGACGAGAGCGAACGCGCGACGCTGCGACAGAGCGCCGTAGTGGATCAGGTCGGCGTCCGCGTCGAGGCTGTTCTCCTGCCAGATGCGGTTAGCCTCGTCGTCCGCAGCTTGCGCGCTGTCGCTGTCGGACGGGGAGCCGAAGCGGAACCCGTCGACGTGCATGCGCTCTACCGGGGAATCGATGACGAGTGACGTCCAGTTGGTTCGCGCGTCCTTCATCCACCCCGCGATCTCCGCGGGGTCGATGCCGGGGACGTGCGGGAGCGGAGCCTTGTTCTCTGCGTAGCGACGAAGGGTGTTGAGCCCTGGTTCCGTCTCGCCGTCGGCGTCACGGCAGTCGTCACGCTCGTCGAGAAGCTTCTTACCGAGCCGTTGCAGCCACCATCCGGGGGACTCCACCTTCGTTGCATCGACAGGCATTCACGAACCCCCTTAAAAGGCTACGAGCTTGGACGAGCGCTTCTTACGCTTCGTGATTCCGGCGGCGACGGCATCGGCGCGGCACTCGTACGCGAGTACAGCGGACATCGCGGCGTCGATTTTCTTCGGGCTCTTGGCGTGCTCCTTGCCGATGCCCATGTGGTTGCGGCCCATCGGCCGGCGCTTAGCGTTTAGGACGTGCCGCGTGAGCGTTGCGCCGAGTTTGGAGAAGGACTCCTCGTCGTCCGCGCGTTCCGTACCGGCAAACGAAAGTGCCTTGTCGTCAACGGCTTCAACGAAGCGGTCCAACGCGTGTTCCATAGCCGTTGGGCGGTTGGTCCACCATTCCAACGGTCGAGACTGCGTGGCACTCACCTGAAGGCCGTCGCTATGTTCCGACGTCCACTTGTCCACGTAGTCCTGCCAGTGCGGCGGGTCGCAGTAGAAGCCACAGATCTCGTATTTGTCGAACGCGCGGGCAACGCAGTTGTCGACGGCCTCTCGGTCGACCTGCCAGCCTTCGCCTTCGGGCCCTTCCGGCTTCTCCCAGACTCCGAGGAGCTGGAGGTGACCGTCGGACACGCGGCAGGCCGTGAGAGCCGTAGCGTCGTCCCTGATGGATCCGTCGAAGCCGAGTGTGACCAGCTCACCGGGGGCTATCTCCTCCGGCCGGCGGCACACCTCCCACGCGTCGGAGTCCATCCACGAATCGGAGGAGGACGTCCGGGAGTTGAGGAAGTAGCGTTTGCCGTCCGCGGAGTCGTTGCGCAGGTCATAGAAGTCGTCAACGAGCGTTTCGAGGTCCATCCACTCCATGGCGTCGCCGTAGGAGTCGAGCAATGCGGAGCGGAGTTCGTCCTCGTTCTTCAGGTCTTTGCAGACGCCGTATCGGTGGTCGTAGAGGAGTCGAGCGCGACCGCGTTTCTTCTTTCCCTCGCGGATCGCTTCGGCCTCTTCGTACGTCCGCTCGGCAACCGAGTCTTGCCCCGGGGCGAACATGGTCGTGGTCTCCAAATACCACGTGCCGGCGCCCTTTTTCCGCTTGCGGAGGTTACGCGTAACCGTCGCGTACATCCGGCGAAGTTCGGGTGTGTTGTAGAGGTGGGTCTCATCGAAACAGACCCACGTCTCTTTACCGCCGTCCTTCGACGAGGACGAGGCGGTCGACGGGGTTATCTCTCCGCCGTCGGGGAGGTTGATTTTCGTCAATCCGGGGTCTACACCCTGGATTTGCGAGAGAGGCGACGCCTCGTCAGTCAGGTTGAAGTAGATCGTGTCGTAGACGTTGCCGGTCTGCCCCTCCTCCGTCGCCATGATGCGGAGGTAGGGGACGCGGACCGGGCGGCCCATGGGCTCACCGGGCTCGTAGACATACTCGAAGCCGAGACCCCAGGGGTCCTCGTAGACTTCGCCGCCCTCTGCCCAGCCGTCGAAACGGCAGGGGCCGAACGCCTCAAACAAACCCACGCGGGCGCCGAGTCCGGACTTGTCGCAGCCCTTTGGGCGTGAGAAGAACGCTGAGTCGTACAGCATCTTCCCCGCGTGGTCGTCGACCGCGTAGCAGTCCACGACGAAGCCCGTGTACTCGTCACCGTGGCGTACAGGCTCACCCTGGACGTCACCAGGGCCGTGCACGACGAAGTACTCCATCCATGCGACCGCCATCCACCCGAGAGAGCGGGAGCGGTCATGACCGGGGGCGCGCACAGTGACGTGCGGCATCCGGTCTCCTAGCCTGTGAGACGCGCCCTGCGCGAGTTGATGTCCGTTACCCCGTCAGCGCGCTGTGCGGGCTTCTGCGGGGCTCGTGTGGGGTCGTCGACCTTGAGCTTCAACCGCGCGCGATCCTCGGGTGTGGCGCCGAACTTGGCGGCCCTGAGCCGTACTTCGGAGGCGAACTCCCATCGGCCTTTCGCCCACATCGTGTGGTGCATGAGCGCGGTATCGATCAGGAAGAGCCAGTCCGTGTCAGTGAACGTCTGCGCCTGCGCGGACGTCCGCCAAGCGCTCCACCACAGCTGTGTCATGGAGTGCCACTCGACTACCTCCCCGGTGTCCTCGTCGGCGCCGAGCACACCCGAAGGCAGCTCGGGTCCGCGCAGCTCCTCGTCCGGGGTGAGCACCGTCTCAGGGTCCGCCGCGTTACGTCGCCGGCGCTTCGCCGGGTCCTTCGGGGCGGGTCCGCGGCCTGCCATCAGTTGACCTCCACTCTCAGGGGGAGGCTGTTTGCCTGGCGCGCGGCGTTCGTCGCCCAGATCAATCGGTCAACGGCGCGCAGCATGCGGACGTGCCGCATGTCTTCCTCGGTGAACACGAAGGTCTCGTCAACGACAAGCGGTCCGGGGTCGCCGTGCTCGTTCTCTGGCTGAAAGTAAAAGGGCGGTGCACACCACCCGTCGGGCATCTCAGACATGCGTACCTCCCGGGGAAGGACGGCATGAGCCGCCCATGTCGGGAGCTACCGAGCCGTCAGCTTGGAAACCACCGCGGAGAGGTCCGCGAGGATGGACGGGCACGTACCGTGTCGGCGACCCGTCATTGCGATGTAGCGGCCCGTGCCGTAGATCTCCACGGCCGTGCCGTCAGGGCGACGCAGCTTCCGTCCCTGTCGGACGTCCGCACGACCCCAGATGTGCAGCCCGTCCCCGGACGGGGACACCTCTACGTAGGTGGCGCCCGCGTCGCGGACGATGGCTGCGGCCCATAGGGCGAGCTGCCCCGTGAGCGGATTCAAGCAGTGGTCCAGGTCGAGGCAGACGATGTCATCCTCGTCGCTCAGAACGAAGCCCAGACCGACGCCAGCCGTCGAAGAGGCGGCGTCGTTGTACGTACTCCAGGTGCGCGGGTCCGTCGAGGACGCCGGCATGCCGCCAATCGTCACAGGGACCTTCGTTGCGCTGCGCCGGATCCACCTGTCGCGGATCGTCAGCTCGTCCGGGAGTACCTTGCGCGCCTTCGCGCGCGACAGCGCCTTGCGGCACCGGGGCGAGCACGTCTTCGCGTGGGCCCTCGCCATGGTCGGCAAAGGGCCGGCGCAGTGCTCGCAAGTCGTTGACATGTGTCCATCCTAGATGCGGCCGGTCACACTTTCAAGCCGTTGACCTGCATGTTCTGTAAGTCATGTGCGACCAAAGCCCTGTATGCCCGCGTGCCGATTCGGACCCCTCAGCACCCCGGAAGGGTGCGATTCGCGGCTCCAGCCGGCGCCTGCGGACGCCTTGACGGCATCCCCCAGACCCGTACAGACAGCGAGGCCCAGCACCTTTACGATCCTCAAGGTCACCCGGAGGGGGTCACCCCCCTGCCCCTGGGGCTAGTCGATCTTCGCTGCGAAGCCGGCGCGGGGCTCGCGACGCGCTCCGTCAGCGTTCGCGCCCCTGATCTCCAGGCGGCTCGGGATGAGCGTCAAGGTCACCGTCGTGCAGCGTCGCTCTGTCCCGACGTCGATCTTCGGTGCTCGCGCGAGCCGGCCGACGTCGACGCCGTTGACCACCACGCGCGTCACGCTCACGCCGTCTGCGCCCGTGTCGTCTGACTCCTCCAGCACCACGTGTGCGCCACTCATGGGCTACTCCTCCAGTGCCGGGTGTGTGGGCTTGGGTCTGTGCGTACGCACGCGTGTAAGGGCGGCTGCTGTGCCGCCTTCACTGCTGCTCTTGTGCGTGTGACACCACTCGCAAAGTGCCCGCAGGTTGGCCATGCCGTGGTCGTCACCGGGCTCTACGTGGTCCACCTGATTCGCAGGTGCGCCACATATGCGGCCGTCAGAGAAGGTCATGGTGCACGAGTGCCTGTCACGGCGCAGCACACGGGCCCTGATACGCGGCCAGTCCTTCGGAAGGCGGGCTCTGCGCGTGCTGCCGTTCCAGGCTGTCACGCGCTCACCTCCCGCTACTGTGTTCGCTCATGGGGCTCTTTACGAGGCGCAACCCTTCGGCACCCGACAAGGTGGCCACGAAGGCGTTCAAGCGCGGGGATCACGTCTACGTCCGCATCGTTCACGCAATACCTGGCCGGCCAGATGGCGGGCTAGCTCAGGCCATCACCCGTATCGAGGCCGCGGGTTGGGCGCTGGAACACCAGCAAGAGGGGGAGAAGAACGCGCACGGGTACCGACAGGTGTATTGGACGCTGACCTTCAGGCCCAAGCCTGTTCCGTCGCCCGCTTCATGACGTAGCTCAGCCCCGCACGCGGGAGTCGTCCTCCGCGGCGGGGCTGCGTCTTGGGTGTTGCTCAGATGCGGATCGGCGTCAGCTTCAACTCCGCGTTGTCGACGTCGATGAGCAGCTTCCCGCCGTACTCGTTCACGTCGAACGGGCCGAATAGCTGCTTCAGTCCGACGGTGAGGATCTCCGTCCGCGACGTCACGGCGAAACCGTCGACCTTGCGGGCGATCCGGAACGTCACCGTGCGGGACACGGTGCTGCCCGTGTTCTCGACGATGACGCCCGTGTGTCCGTCGTTCTGGACCGTGTGGTTGTTGACCGGGTCACCGGTCGTCGGGGTGAGCGTCGAACCGGATCGGTCCGCGGACGTGACCGGGATGTCTACGCGTGGCATGTGGCCTCCGTGATGTTCTCCGGGGGCGTCTGCCTCCGGCGGAGCCCTGTGACCGGGCGGTCCGGTCGCCGGATGAGTCGGGGTGGCCGGAGTCGAACCGACGACCTCCCGCTCCCAAAGCGGGCGCGCTGCCAAGCTGCGCTACACCCCGTGCTTGAGCCCCCAGCAGGATTTGAACCTGCGACATCCGCCTTACGAGGGCGGCGCTCTGGCCAACTGAGCTATGGAGGCAGCCACCCACCATCAGAGCCGACCTGACGTCGCGTGGGTGCGCGCCGATTCCTGCGGACCGTTCTCGTCCGCCCACCTCTATGGCGCCCGGGTGGGTGTCACCGTGATGTGCCCGCAACGGCTGTGGGGCAGGGATCGCGCGGCGACTCTGTGGCAAGGGATGGACTCGAACCACCGCCCTTCGGCTTATGAGGCCGACGCTCTGACCAACTGAGCTACCTAGCCGTGGCACCGGAGCCGCTCCTTCGCCTTCAAGGCTCTAGGCCCGCGCGCAAGGCATCCGATGCATCGGGGAGGTGGATTTTCCCGCCGTAGCGGCCCCGTACCTGTGTGCCGTGGCGTCCCCGCCAACCCACGGTCAGCCAGAGGTCCAGTCTCCCCCTGACGAATCCCGCCGCACTGTCCCCCGACCTTGACGTCAGCGGCGCTTGTGCGGCTCGTATGTCACCGTCGCATCGTCGACGCGGGCGTGACCCCGGTCTAGCTCAGGTGGAACGCACCGTGCCTCCAGGATGGCCGTTAGGTGCGTCGCGTGGTCTCGGCAGGACTCGAACCTGCGCCCTCCGCATCCGTAGTACGGCGCTCTGTCCAACTGAGCTACGGGACCGTATGGGCCGCCTTCGTCTCCGTGCGCACCCTCTCCGCTGTCCGGTACTTCCCACGGCCTCCCCGGCATACCCGGGGCGCGCGTTGCGCTACAGCGGAAGTCAGTCGTCGTTTTCCGCAACCTGCCGGCTCCGGTGACCCAGGTATCTCGCCGGCGTCACTCTGACCGCCTGGCGCTTGTACCTCTCGATCGCGTGACCGGGACACCAGCCGGCAACCTCCGGCGCCTTAGGGCACGCCTGCTCTCTGCACGTCGTGCCGATCTCGTCTGGTGTCTCCATGCTCCCTCGCTCCGGTCGGTGGGGCGCCGTACGCCCTCGTACCTTGGTTATGGGGGAATGGGGTGATCATGTGACGTAGTGGGCCGACGTCGCTTCGACTGCGCTGCAACCCGGAGGAGAGAGTACGGGGAGCGCCAGGAGCGACGTCGGCCAGAGGGGGAGTGTGGGGCACCGCGCCATTCGCCGGCGCTCGCCACGTTCTTCCCCTACACCTTTGTTATGGGGGTCGTGTGACGCGGCCCGTCGCCCTCCTCCCCCGCCCGCAGGTCGGAGTGAGGCCAAAGTGTCAAACTAACCCCTTATTTCTATCTCTTCTAAGACGCGTTAAGAGAGAAGTGAAATAGGTAGCTAGTTTGGCAGTTTGGCGCCAAACTGGCCGCTAGCACGCACGCTGCGTAGCCATCATAGGCAATCTCGTCACTCTTTGAAGTTATCCACAGGTCGCCTGTGGATAACTTCCGCGACGGGGGCGGCGACGAGGCGGGACGGACGGCACCGACGCCCCGCGGACGCTGCCTCCATCATCACCAACACCGTTATGCACCCGTTACTTTAGAGGCTCTCTTGAGCCACCACGTCATCTAGCGCGTCCTGTTCGAGGTCGACATCCTCCGGCGTCACGATGTCCACAGACAGCCGCGCACGGACGTCGCGAGCACCCCGGTATGTCTCCCCGACGGTCACACGGAGCCCGACATCACGGAGCATCTTCCGGCACGCATGCAGGTCCCTGGAGGCCTTTGCGCGACGCCACGCGTCCCCGTACGTGACGCCTGTGCGCACCTCCTCCGTCCTCGCAGGGACGACAGGCCGTTCCTGGAGTCGCGCGAGCTTGTCGGACCGTCCCTGTAGCTGCCGGCCTACAGCGTCCGCCGCAGCACCGCGCAGGTTCGCGAGTTGCCCGGCGAGAGTCTCGACGTCCGCCTCCAACTCTTTGATCTCGTCGCGGTGATCCACACCGGGGATGACGACGATCTCGATCAGTTCGAAGCGGCCGAACTGGTCGAGGAAGGCCTCTTCGACGTACTCGTCCACCGGGTCCGCCGTGACGTACGCAGGCTTATGGCACACACGCCCGTGCGCCCTCGCTGCGCACCGGTACTGCCGCTTGGCTGTGCGACGCTCCCCCGCAGAGATCCACCCCTGATACAGCTTGCCGTCACACGATCCGCAGTAGGCGACGCCCAGGAGCGGGTGTGTGTCGCTCTTGTTGCGGCCCCCGTTTCCTTCCCGCGTGTCCATCTCCGCCTGGAGGCGCCTCCACGTCTCATCGTCGACGAGGGGCGGACCCAACTTGACTGGCTCGCCCTCCTCGTCACGAACGGGATCGTTGCCGAGCATCGCCCACCCCCGCAACGACGGTTGGCGGAGGAACGAACTCACCATCCCCGGATTCCAACGGGCGTTGGGATCCGTTTCCTTCGGAGGTGTCGCCAGGGAACGCCGATGATTGGCAGGCGTGATACCGGGGTGTTTGGTGTTTAGCCACGCGGCGAGTGCGTTGTACGACGTTCCGTCGATGACGAGCTTCACCATGTCTTCGACGATGCTCGCCGTTTTGTCATGGCGGCCCAGCCACCACCCCTCGCCTTCCTCCGGGTGCGGAATCGGCATACGGCCGAAAGGCACCCGTCCGCCTTTCCATCGGCCGACGCTGCGGAGGTATTCAGTAGAACCTTCCGTGCGCTCCTGAATTGCCTGGACTTCCATCTGAGCAGCAAAAGCCAGAATCATCAGAATCAACTCGGACATGGGTGACGACATGTCGAGTTCAAGGCGCCCACCGCCCGGTCCCTCGGCGAAGATCAGCCGCTTCTTATTGTCGCGCGCCCATCCTGCGAGCCACGCCATATCCCGCATGCTGCGAACGGCCCTGTCGAGACGCCACCATGCGATAGCGTCGAACTCTTCGGGACGCTCGAACCAGGGCCCAAGCTCTGGCCTGTCTTTGGGGGCTACCTTCGCGGCACTGACGTCAGGGTCGTCCGCCCAAGCGACGACTTCTCCCCCCACAGACGCGGCTACGGTCTGAATGGCTATGCCCTGCCGCTCGAACGATGTCGAGTTGTCTTTGACGCGGCTTAGCCGCCTGGCGCCCAGCACCCGGGTTGTCATGGGGAGGAGTATACCTACGCAGGTACCGCGTGTACGGGTTGTCGTACTGAATCCATTCCTTGCCGCGGAGGGCGTGTCCGATCGGGGACTTGATCTTCCCGGCGAACTCCATGACCTCGGCGTGCGCGCCGGCGG